GATGCGCTGGTGAGCCTCTGCTACAATATTGGCGAGGGCGCGCTGAAGCGGTCGTCTCTGGTGCGCAAGCTCAATCGCGGAGACTATGACGCCGTCCCAGCCGAGCTGATGAAGTGGAACAAGGCCGGAGGCCGCGAGCTTCCGGGCCTGACCCGCCGCAGGCGTGCCGAGGCCGCGCTGTGGCGCAAGGTGGACGAAAGCGCGCCACTGACGCCGGATGAGGCGGCGGTGAGGCCTGACGCTCCAAAGCCGAAGCGGTCGATCACCCAGTCGCGCGAAGCCAACACGGCGGCGATTGCAGGCACCACGGCTGCGGTTGCTGCCGTTGGCGAGACCTCCGGCCACCTCAAGGCGGCTTCCGACAACCTCGGCGTTCCTGTGATGGGGGTGTTCGTCGTCATCGCCATCGCCTGCGGCCTGATCTGGTGGTTCCGCAAGCAGAGGCTTGAGGAGAATGGCGAGTGATCATCGCGTGGCCCCTCGTCAAGGCGTTTCTGCTCAACAACTGGCGGCTGATCGCCATCGGGGGCATCGTTTTGGCGCTGGTTGTGTGGCACAAGGTCGAGGTCAGTCGGGCATGGCACGCGGGGCGCGCGGCGCTCGTCGCGGAGCAGGCCGCCGAGGCCAAGAGGAGGAACGACAATGCCCAAGAAGCTGACGCCGCTGCTCGTCGCTGCGCTGCTGATCCCGCTTGCCGGTTGCAAGACGATGGGCATCGGCGGGACTGAAAACAGCCCTTGCGTGGCCAAGGAGGCCGGACAACAGCCCGCGTGGCGCGCTATTTCGTGGTCGTCTAGGGACACCCTCAAAACAATTGAGGAAGTAAAAGCCAATAATGCCCGCCACGAGGCATGGTGTTCTGACGCCAGATAAGTGGTAGAATAGGCTGAACGGAGCCGAAAAATGACGACCGGGCTTACCTATTCCACTTACAAAACCCAGATTGCGACCCTTGCGGTTGTTGAGGAAAATGATCCTAATTTCCTCATAATCCTCCCGCAGGCCATTACCTATGCTGAAAACAGGATGTACCGTGATCTGGACTTCCTGTTCACAACGGTCACCTATATCGCCACGCTGAACGTTGGGAACCGGTCTTTGACCATTCCCGAAGGTACGTTTGTGGTGTCCGATCAAATGAACGTCATCACTCCTGCGGGTCAATCTAACCCGGATGGCCCGACATCCGCGCGCAATCCATGCCTGCCGACAACCAAGGAATATCTGGACGCGGTGTATGGCTCATCTGCCGTCGCCTACCGGGGCGTGCCTCAGTATTTCGTGCCGTTCAATGACAACGTCTTCCTTTTCGGGCCTGTTCCCGATCAGGCGTATTCTGTGGAAATGGTCGGCACATATCGTCCAGCCAGCCTGTCTGCGATCAACACGGAAACCTTTATCAGCAAGTACCTGCCTGATGTCTTTATCATGGCCAGCATGATTTACATCAGCGGGTATCAGCGCAACTTTGGCCGCGCCAATGACGATCCGCAGATGGCTGTGACTTACGAGAGCCAGTACAACACGCTGCTTAAGGGCGCCGCTGTTGAGGAGGCCCGCAAGAAGTTTGAGGCTTCTGGCTGGTCGTCGCAGTCGCCGTCCCCTGTCGCCACGCCGTCGAGGTGATAAATGCCTCACGCCAGCTTCAAGACCATTCCAGGGGTTGATCAGAATAAGACCCCGGCCCTCAACGAGGCCGCTATTTCTGAAAGCCAGTTCATCCGGTTTATACCGGATCGGACCTTGGGCGGCCTTGTGCAAAAACTTGGCGGCTGGACCAAGTATTTTGGCAGTCAGATTGGCAGTTCTGTTCGTGCGCTTTGGGCATGGGAAGACACCAACTCTAATTCGTATCTGGCTGTTGGCGCGGAGGGCGGCGTTGGCGGTGGCGCTTTGAGTGTCATCAATTCCAACGTGCGTAATGACATAACCCCGCAGGTTGACAACTTTGACGTACCGGTTTCCGTCTCGACCGTTGCCGGTTCTAATGAGGTGACGATCACGGACACTGGCCGCAACGTGGACGACTATGATGTCGTCTACATCAGAACGCAGATCGCAGTCGGCGGCATTGTCCTGTTCGGCAAGTATCAGTGCTATAACCCTGGCGGATCAGCAAACACCTACAAGATTTATCCGCTGGACGTTCTTGGCGACCCGCTGCTTGCTCTATCCACGGTTGTTAATGGTGGAGCTGTCCCCGAGATTGACACCACAATCGACAGCGACTTCGTGACCGTTACGCTGGCTAATCATGGCTATTCGGTCGGAAGCACGTTCCCTGTTCTGATCGCAACCACCATTGGCGGCATCACGTTCTACGGCAATTACATTGTTCGTGAAACGCCAACCTCTAATACGTTCATTATCTCAGCAGCTACCCAAGCCTCATCCACGGCGAATGGGTTCATCAACGGCGGTGACGCAAACTATTACTACTACAACGGCGGTGGCCCTCTCCCGCAGGGGACCGGCTATGGCATCCTTGGCTATGGCGAGGGAGGCTACGGAACCGGCATTCCGCCGTTCTCTTTGCCGGGAACGCCAATCTTGGCAGAAGATTGGACGTTGGATAACTGGGGTGAAGTTCTCATTTCATGCCCCATCAACGGCTCTATCTACACATGGAACCCGACAAGCGGCGACAAAACCGCCTTGGTCATCCCTGAAGCGCCTCCTGTTAATCACGGCGTTTTTGTTGCCATGCCGCAGCGTCAGATCATCGCCTGGGGGTCTACGTTTACCGGCATTTCTGATCCGCTGCTTATTCGCTGGTGTGATGTTAACAATTACAACGAGTGGAATGCCCTGATCACCAATCAGGCGGGCAGCTATCGCGTCCCCAAGGGATCGCGCATTGTGCAGTGCATTCAAGGCCCACAGCAGGGCCTGATCTGGACCGATCTTGCGGTCTGGGCCATGCAATACACAGGGCCGCCGTACATCTACTCGTTCAATGAACTTGGAACCGGCTGCGGCCTGATCGGGCGCAAGGCGGCGACCTCGCTGGGTGGCACTGTCTACTGGATGGGGCCCAGCCAGTTCTTCAAGCTTGGGCCGAATGGTGTCGAGCCGATCCGTTGCCCGGTTTGGGATGTCATCTTCCAAGACATTGACACTAACTATGTGGACAACATCCGCGTGGCTCCTAACTCTCGCTTTGGCGAGGTCAGTTGGTTTTATCCGACTACCGGGAGCGGCGGTCAGCCCACCAAGTATGTCAAGTACAACATCCTTCTGGATTGCTGGGACTTCGGAACGCTGTGCCGGACGGCATGGATCAACGAGAGCGTGCTGGGGCCGCCGATTGCTGCCTGCGGCCTAACTCAGTTTATCTTCCAGCATGAAACCTCGCCAAACGCCAATGGCGAGGCGATGAACTCTTACTTCCAGACTGGCTATTTCGTGCTGACGGAAGCCAATGAGAAGATGTTCATCGACCAGATTTGGCCGGACATGAAGTGGGGCTACTATGGCGGCTCTCAAGGGGCCAACATAAAGCTGACCTTCTTTGTCACAGATTACCCAGGCCAGACGCCTCTACAGTATGGGCCGTTCACCATGACGCAGGCTGTTACCTACATAACACCGCGCTTCCGTGGGCGTCTTGTTTCAATCAGGATCGAGAGCGACGACACTGATTCATGGTGGCGTATCGGAAATATACGCTATCGCCTGCAACCTGATGGAAAATACTGATGCCCGTCTCTCTTGATGACATCCTAACAACCCAGAAAAATGGTGTCGTTGCCATTAACGGCATCAACATTTCTCTGGCGGGGCTGTATCTGTACGTCAAAGGAACGCCTCTGGCGTCTGGAGAAGCTGCAACCGGAGGGTATGCAACTCTCTACACCGTCCCTACAGGCAAGCAGATGGCGATTGTAGACCTTGAGATTTGCAACACATCCGCAGTTCCGGCGACATTCTACATCTCGCTTGTGACTGCGGGTAATACTGCGGACGCAACAAACGCCTTGTTTTATAATGCGCCAATCAACGGCAACACGACCGTTCAGTGGACAGGGCAGCAGGTGTTGACCGCTGGTTCTTTTGTTGCGGCCTATGCGTCATCGTCTAGCGTAACCTTCAAGGTTGGGGGAGCGCCCGGCTAATGACCATATCCGTCTATCCTCCGTATGGCTCATCCGATAACCCGTCTTGGGTTACGTTTGGTGGAACAAATGTCGATGCGTTTGGCCGCTTGCGCGTGTCGAGCCCGTTCACTTTGTTTGACAGCCAAAACCGTTTTGCGGCTGATATACATTACAGCTATGTCACAGCAACTGGCGGGACGACCACATACAACACAAACCAATCCTCCGTCTCTCTAAGCACCACGACCGCGTCTGGCTCTGCCGCACTTGCGCAGACCTTGAGAGTATTTCCTTACCAGCCTGGCAAGGGAATGCTCACTCTTCAGACGTTTGTTATGGCGGCGGCACAGTCAAATCTTACGCAGCGCGTGGGCTTGTTCAGCGCCTACAATGGCATTTATCTTGAGCAGGGACCGAATGGCGTAACTTTTGTTATCAGGACATATACCGGCGGTTCGGTGAACAACACGCGGTATGTCGCTCAGGCCAATTGGAATGGCGATAAGCTCAACGGGCTTGGCCCGTCTGGCATAACGCTAGACCTAACCAAAACCCAGATTTTGTGGTTTGACATTGAATGGCTTGGTGTCGGCAACGTGCGCTGTGGATTTATCATCAACGGCGAGTATGTTGTTTGCCACACGTTCCAAAATGCGAACATAAACACGCTTGTCTACATGCAGACAGCAACGCTTCCGCTGCGCTCTGAAATCAGCAATACGGCGAGCACAGCAAGCGCATCAACGCTGACAATGATCTGCGCTACCGTAATCTCAGAGGGTGGGTATGAACAAATATCATCACCACAGATTGCTCGCCCTACAGGCAATGGTGTTACCATCGCAAATGCCACGGGATTGAGCTTCACGCCGTTGGTGTCTATCCGCATCAATTCCAGTTTTTTTGGCGCCGTTATCGTCCCGTCTATCGTAAATTTTATTGCGACGGCACAGGGCAACTACGAAGTTGTTCTGGTTCGCAATCCGACCCTCACCGGGGCGACATACGCCGCTGGGCCAATCTCATCTGGCATGGTTGATGTTGATACGGCGGCAACGTCTATGACATGCACGGCAGATGCCATCGTTCAGACTGACTATGTTGTTTCTACAAACCAAGGCAGTGTTCCAATCATTGCCCCGTTTGGATACAACTTTGATCTGCAAATTGGGGTCAGCGCATCGCTCACGGGCAACGGATTTAATGCGAGCGACGTGTTTACCCTTGGCGCTCGTGGCATCAATAACAGCCCCACTGGTTCGGGCATCGGTTCCGTCGCCTTCTACAACCTGAGTCTGTAGCCATGCCCCTAAAGAAAGGTTCTTCTCAAAAGACCGTCAGCGCCAACATCTCTGAGTTGGTGCATAGCGGTCGTCCGCAGAAGCAGGCGATTGCCATTGCGCTGAACACTGCCCGGCAGAGCCGCGCCAAGCGCGATTTTGGCGGCCAGACCATCACGACCACGACCGAAACGATGGGCGCAAAGTTGCGCCCGCCGAAGTCGCCCAAGATGCACGTTGGGCCGATCCACAGCCCCGTCGCAGGCCGCACCGACCATCTGCCTATGACGGTTCCGTCTGGCTCGTATGTCATCCCGGCAGACATTGTCTCGGCCTTGGGCGAGGGCAACACGATGGCCGGGTTCAAGATCATCCGGCAGATGTTCAAGGGTATGCCGGGCGAGCAGGCGTTTGCTGCTGGCGGGGCCACGGCGGCTCCCGTCGAGATTATTGCGGCAGGCGGCGAGTATGTGATCGACCCCATGACAGTGGGGCACATCGGCGGGGGACACCTTGAGACGGGCCACCGCGAGCTTGATAAATTTGTAAAGTCCATGCGTGCAAAGACGATCAGCACGCTGAAGAAGCTTCCTGGGCCAAAGAAAGACTAAGGGGGTCTAAATGGCTAATCGCGTAGATGTTCGGATCGGAACGCCTGAAGATGTCCATGACATTATGGAATTGGCGCTCTCAGCTTGTGATGAGAACGGGTTTGTTGACCCAAATCCCAATAAACTTCTTGCCGAAATATGGCCCGCCCTCAATTTAGAGCGCGGAATGGTCGGAATTATTGGCGAAGACGGTAAGAAACCAGAGGCGGCGGTCCTACTCAGGATCGGAACTATGTGGTATTCTGACGCTGACGTTCTGGAAGAAAAGGCAATTTTCGTTCACCCAGACTACCGGAGTGCCAAAGGGGGAAGGGCGCGTCGGCTCTGCGAATTTTCAAAACAGGTAGCGGACAAGTTGGGGATTCCACTGATTATCGGGGTTCTTTCCAACCACCGCACTGAGGCGAAGGTTCGGCTTTATGAGCGGCAGTTTGGCAAGCCAAGCGGCGCTTTCTTCCTGTATAATGCCCACACAGGACACCTGCGGGCGGCGGCGGAGTAGGAAATGGGTGGCAAGACTACTACCTCAACCCAAAGCACAACGATCCCCAGAGAGGTTCTGGACCGCTACAATGCTGTAAATCTTCGGGCGGAAGAGGCGGCTCAACAGCCGTTCCAGCAATACGGTGGTCAGTTTGTCGCCGGACTGACGCCGACTCAGCAGGCCGGTATAGCTGGCACATCTGCGGCAGCTAATCTGGCTCAGCCATACTATGGCGGGGCCACTAACCTGACCCTGAGCGGCGCGCAGGATGTCGGCGCGCTCACCCCGCAGCAGATCGCCTATTACCAGAACCCCTACACTGAGGCTGTCGCCGGGACGACCTATCAGGCGCTGCGTCAGCAGCAGCAGCAGGAAATGGCTGGCCAGACGGCAAATGCTATCCGGTCTGGAGCCTTTGGCGGTGACCGTTCTGGCCTTGTGGCGGCAAATCTGGCTCGTCAGCAGCAGCTTGGCACCGCGCAGGCAATGGCCCCGATTTACCAGCAGGGCTATCAGCAGGCTGTGCAGACGGCTGCGGGCCAGCAGGGCGTTATTGCGCAGGACCTCGCCCGCAGGATGCAGGCTGGTCAGCAGTTGGCGGCGCTTGGCACTGGAGCGCAGGGTGCGGCCCTTCAGGGTGCGCAGGCGCAGTTGGCGGCTGGCACGGCGGAACAGCAGACCCAGCAGGCTGATCTTACGGCGCGCTATCAGCAGTTCCTTCAGGAGCGCGGCTATCCCTTCCAAGTGGCCCAGTTCCTCGCCAACATTGCGATGGGCACGGGCGCCCTGTCCGGCTCAACGACGACGACCACTCAGCCTGCTGGCTTCTTCTCCGACGAACGCCTGAAGAAGGATGCCGTGCGGATCGGTGAGACAGACGAGGGCGTGCCGATCTACTCGTTCCGCTACAAGGGCGACGATGGGCCGAAGCAGATCGGCCTCATGGCGCAGGATGTCGAGCAGGTTCACCCGGAAGCGGTAGGACTCGCGGCGGCTGCGGACGGGCGCTACTACAAGACCGTCGATTATGAGAAGGCGACGGAGCGCCCGCACAAGGAATATGGCGGCAGCATTGATCTTTCTAGCTCGGACCCGAGCCTGTTCGCGAACAGCGATGCCAACTGGATGGGTGGCGCAGTCGGTGCTGATTCGGGTGGCGAGTCGTATGCTCGTGGCGGCTATGTCGCTGGTGGCTTGGTCAGCCCGGATGACATTCGGGCCATTCTGGCTGCGCAGCGTGAAGCGTTCGGGCCGTTTGGTCAGGCGGGATTGTATGGAGGTCAGGGTGCTGGCGCTGGCGCCCCAGGCGGGCGCGGCATTGTGCCTGATCCTAAGCTGCCTGTGCCCCGCTTGTCTTCGCCGTCTGGCGCGGGTTTGCAGCCGCCGCGTTCCGGCATTCAAGATGCGGCTCGCACCGGCAGAGACATCGCTGAGCTTTATCGGATGGGTAAGACGGGCCTTGTTGGGTCTGCGCCTAGTCGCGACAACCCGCGTGGTTCCGCTGGCATTTTTGGGGCAAAGGGCGAATTTTCGTCTGAAGATAATGCCGCGAAGAGGCTCGCGGAGTTTTTCTCAGGTAAGGCCGCTGGCGGGGCGGTGGATGATGAGATTGATCCGTATGAGTTGAGCCGTGATCCGCTGGGCGATGTGATCAAGTCGGGTAAGGCGCAAATTCGTGAGCTTCCTAAGCCCGGTCAGCCTCCGGGCGCTCCTCGCAGCGGTTTGGGAGAGATTGCTGACCTCGCTAGGGCTGGGTCTGCGCTTTATTCTCTGGGCTCCACCGCTGCGTCTGCCGCTGCGGCAGCCCCGGAGGCGCTTGCCGCTCTTGCAGCCTTCCTGCCGTTCTCAGACGAGCGGATGAAGCGCAACGTCGAGCCTATTGGTGAAACCTACGAGGGGCAGACGGTCTATAAGTACAACCTTGGCGACGGCCCGGCTCAGATCGGCTTGATGGCTCAGGAGTCGCGCAAGGATGCCGTTCACAAGGACGGACTTGGTCTGCTGCATCTGGATTACGAAAAGGCTACGGAAGGCTCCAAGGCATTTGCCTATGGCGGCCTTGTGCCGCGTGAGGGCTATCAGGTCGGTGGCGACATCGAGAATTACAGCCCTGAAGCTGATCTTCCTGCCCTTGGCGCGATTGAGGTTGCGCAGCCGGATGAAGTTGATCGTGTTGCCCGCGCTATTCGTGCGATTGAAAGCAACAATCGCTATGGCGTGAAGGGTGTTGTTAGTCCGAAGACTGGCGACCGTGCCTATGGCGCTTATCAGGTCATGGGGGCAAACATTCCCTCGTGGTCCAAGGAAGCTCTTGGTCGCAGCATCTCGGTGCGGGAGTTTCTTGAGAACCCTGAGCTCCAGGATCAGATCGCCAAGCATAAGATTAATCAGTATCTGGATCGTCACGGCAACCCGACTGATGTTGCCTCCATGTGGTTCTCAGGCCGTCCCGCTGCGCGTGCAATGGGCCTGAGTGACTACACGGGAACGTCCGTTCCAAAGTATCTGGCGCGGTTTGCGCAAGCATATGAGGGTGACCTTCCGGCGGTAGGCGCTCAGGACGTTGAGCGCCGCACTTCTCTTGGCGAGGCGGCGGGGCGCAAGGCTGGCGAATATGCCGGAACGCCCGCTCAAGAAGCTTCCCTTGGCGATGTCGCAAGGGAATATCTGCCGTCTGGTTTTCCGACCAGCGAAAAGTTCTGGGTTCCGGCGCTGGGCTTTATCGGCTCTATGCTTTCTTCCAAGAGCCCGACCCTTGGTCAGGCTATCGGTGAAGGCATTGTAGGCGGTGTTGGCGCTTATCAGGCCACCGTCAAGCAGCAAGGCGAAATGGCTAAGGTTGTCCTTGACATCGTTAAGGACCGGTTTGCTGTCAGGACAGACCCTGAGACTGGGCAGACAACCTACTTTAACAAAACCACAGGCCAAATGCTCACTCCGTCGCAATTCCAGAGTGCTGTTGCTCGGCTTGCGCGTGGCATTGGCGTGTCTCCTTCTGTTCTTGGATTGGATGTCGCGAGTTCATCGGGCATTCCTCAAATTCAGGGGCCGAAGGCTCCTTCTGTTGAGCCAGCTTCAAAGCCTGGAGAAAAGACTGATACCGCTGAACGTCCTGCGCAGCCGGGAGAGCCTGCCAAGGAAGAGCCGAAGCCTACGGTCAACAAATACAGGATGTCTCTGTCTGAGTTGAAGGATTATGCGGAGCGTAATCCGCGTGAGTTTGGCTTGGTCGGAGATCGTGACCCGACAAAGCTTCGCGCGGAAATTGAAAAGTACACGAGGGCAATGAACACGGCCACTCAACAGGGCAATGAAGCAGAAGCAAACAGGATGTTCCAGCTTGCTAAAGAAAAGCGCGAAATTCTGGAGCGGAACATCGCAGACGCCGTCGATAGCCAGTACAAGGACAATCTGGAAATCCAGAGGGCAGGCACGCAGCGTGGGGAAGATTATCGCAAGGAAGCGGTTCGCCGTGCTGAGCAGTATTCTTCTGTTCGCTCATCTCTGACGCGCTTGGCTGACATCTACAGCAGATATGAGCCTGGCAGGCCGACAGCGATTAAGGCGGAACTGGAGCAGTGGTTCTCTCAAGCTGGCATTCCGCTGCCGCAGAGCTTCAGTGCCGGTAATTACGACGAGGCAATGAAGATTGCTTTGACGCAAGCATTCGGCGTCGTTGGCGATCAGAACCTGTCTCGCGCTCCCAAGGCGGCCCTTGCTGAAGCAATTCAGACTGTTCCCGCGCCCAGCCTTGCTACTGGCGCGGCCTATGCCCTGATTGGTCGTACCATTGGAGAGATGGATTACTATTACAACAGGGACAAGGACTACATTCGCCAAGGCCGTGGAATGACTCCTGAAGAGTTCTTGATTGATTACGCTGAGCGTACAGGCAAGAAACCTCAGACCTTCATCGCCAAGGCGTATGAAGAAATCCCTGTCAGCAAGGGTATGAAGCGTGAAGAAATTGAGAGTCTTCAGAGGACATACGGGTTTACCCCTCGCTTGGCTCCTTCTGGATCAAGCAGAACTCAAGGTCAGCCTGAGAGGCAGACTGCTCCGGCTGCTCAGCCATCTGCGCCGCAAATTCCCCCGCCAGACAAGCGTGAAGCTGGCAAGGTCTATATGACTCCGCAGGGGGCAATGCGGTGGACTGGCAAAACAGACAAGCCGTGGGAAGAGGTGCTGCCATGAGCGAAAACAAGGCTTCTGGAGCACCCGTACCGCGCCGTTTTTCTGATGAAGACCTTGGGATAGGGCAGGCTGATACCCGTTCTGTTCCACGCAGATTTTCGGATGCTGATCTTGGTATCGGGGCTTCGTCAGCTCGCCCGGAACCCGTCACTTATGGAGAGCGTCAGGCTGTAGAAGACGAGGCCAAGGTTAAGGCTGCTCAGGGAATTGTAGGTGAAGGAGCGAAAGCTGCGGCATACAGCGCGGCAAATGCTGCCTTGTTTAACATCCCATCCCGTGTCGTTTCCGGCGTTACCGCTCTTCGCGAAGGCAAATCCGCTTTTGATGAAGAAACGTACAAGCAGCAAAAAGAATACGAGGAGGCTCTGGCAAGGCGCAACCCGTATGCGTCTGGCGCGGGCACTGCGGCTGGTATTGTTGGTGGTCTGGCTGTTCCTCTTGGCCCCTTGGCTAGAGTTGGTCAGGCGGCACAGGCTCTTGTAGCTCCTCGTCTTGGCGCTCTTGCTGGCAAAGCTGCCGAAACGGCGGCAATTAGCGGCGCTTTGTCCGGTGCAAGCTCGTATATTGAAAAAGGCGAGGCGGATCGGGCGATTAGGGACGCTCTTGTTGGCGCGGGAATTGGTGCTGCCGCTGGTCCTGCCATTAGCTCTCTTGCGAGCCGCTTCTCCAAGCTTCCTAATGTCGTAGACCCTGCCACTGGTCAATTATCCAATGCTGCTCAAAAGGCTGTTCAGGAAGCTTTTGGTTCACGCTTGTCTTCTGATGACATTCAGCGGCTTCTGCCTGAATTGCAGAGCGTCATGGGGCAAAAGGGCATATCGGCTGCCGCAGCCCGCGAAGCTCTTCTTGCCAAGGAAGGCGTAGAGCCATCGCGTACTCTTGCGACTGGCGTCAAGGCTCCTGCCGCCGCCAAGGAAACCGCAGAAGAAGCAACATCAAAGGCTCAAGAAAAAATCTTGCAGCAGGCTGAAACTGTGGCGGGTCCCAGACCGCCTGAGTTTGCTGTTGCCAAGGAACTTCATGCGGCTGAGCGGACTGCTTTGGATGCAGCAAACGCTCAGTACCAGAGAACATTTTCTCATCCGGGGCATTTTGACGAGGACTTCACTGGTTTGGTGATGCCAAGCGTTAGGAGCGTCTTAGATAGCCGCAACCTTCCGACAAGCTATGAGCGTCTTCCTCAGTATGTTTATGCTCCTCAAGCCATGAAGCTGTTGCAGGATGTTTCGGCTGGCAATATGCCGCTGAACCAGCCTATCAACATGCGCAATCTGAATGAGGTGAATATCGGCCTGAATATGCTTTTTCGCAAAGCTACAGGCGAAGACCGCAATGCAATTCTTGCCATGAAGAAGGGTTTCTTTGATTCCATTGATGAAGGGATCAAGAACAACCTTTTTTATGGCAAGGGAGCGCAGGTCATCAACGACATGAAAGATGCTCACAAATTGTGGGCTGAATACCGCAAAACTTTTTATGGCAAAGATGTCGGCAGTGATGTCTTCAAGAGAACCTTAAACAAGTTTCGCGACGAAGACGGCAGAATTGTTAAGTTCCCTGATGCTGCGGCAGCAGAAAGTGCGCAGGCAATTCTGAACGCCAATTTGCTGAAGAGCAACATGGGCGCTCAAGTTTATCAAAAGCTTGAGAAGGCTCTTGGTCCTGCATCGCCTGGCGTTCAGGCGCTAAATCAGTATCTCAGAAACCATGCTCTTGATATTCAGGGGAACATTGCCAATCTGCCGAAGCAGATTGATAAATTCCTTGGGCCGGGGAACATTTCTTTGGCGCAAAAAGTTTATACCCCTGATGAAATCAGTCAGCTTCGTCGCTTGTCTGAGGCGGCCAAGATCATCAATGCTCGTCCTGTTTCTGAGAAAGAAAAGTCTAGCCTCCTTGCAAATGCCATTCAGCGGTTTGGCCCTACGGTTGCCTCAACGGCTGCCGGGTTCTTCCATAGTTGGCCTGCCGCATTGATGGCTGGCTTGGCAGCGGAATCTGCGGGGTCTGCCGCGCGTGGGCTTGGTAAATCTATGCAAATTCGCTCTGAGCAGTTCGGCGCTCCTGTTGTGAGGCCGGAAATTAATGTTCCGTTCCAGATGCGTAATCTGCCTGCTCTCTATCCTACGCAGCAAGAAGCGGGATACGGGCTCCCAGAGGAAAACCGTCCCCAGCGCAAGTCTGGCGGTCGCGTGATGACCGCCGATTACATGCTGGCGGCGGCAGAGCGGGCAAAGAAGGACATTAGCGGTAAGACGAAGGTCTTGCTAAACTCGTCTGACGATCACGTCGCCAAGGCGCTGGAAATCGCCAAACAGAACTTAGAGGGCTAACCATGCCGTCAACCTATACCAAGAACAAGGCCATTGAGAAGCCTGCGAACGGCTCCTACCCGGATGTCTGGGACGGCCCGGTCAATGATGACTTTGACTTCATTGATGCGGCCCTGGGAAGCTCCACATCGCTGAATGCGACGAGCGGAAGCGCGGTTCTGTCAGACACCCAGTATCGCAGCATGTTTCTCAACATTTCTGGCGCCATCAGCGCGCCCGCGACGTACACGATCCCGTCCAATGTTGGCGGCATGTGGATTGTGTACAATTCAACCACAGATGCGACGGGCGGCCCGCACGCGATCACCATCCAAGGCGGCGGATCGGGCACGAGCGTTGCCATCCCGCGCCAATCAAGGATCATCGTCGTCTCTGACGGAGCCAACCCCAACAACAACATCGCTACCCTGGCCTATGTGCGGGAGAACGGCACCTTAACTGGTACGCTGACGGTAACAGGCGCGGTGACGCTTCAAAGCACCTTGGCGGTGACTGGAACGGTAACGGGCTCGTCATCCATTTCGGACAGCATCGGCAATGTCCGCAACACCGTCATCAATGCGCAGACCGCCTCCTATGCGCTGCTGGCGACCGACAACGACAAGTGCATCTCGATCACTACTGGCGGGGTCACTGTTCCAGCCAGCGTTCTTTCTGCTGGCAACAAGGTGACGATCTACAACAACTCCGGCTCCAGCCAGACCATCACAGAGGGCGTTGGTGTCACGATGCGCCTGGCGGGGACGGCTAACACAGGCAACCGCACCTTGGCTCAGTACGGTGTAGCGACTGTCCTGTGTGTCGCCACAGACAACTTCGTCATCATCGGCAACGGTCTGTCATGAAAAAGCCCCGGCGCTTGGCCGGGGCAAGTCTATTCAGGTGTCACAAGGAAAAGAGAGAAGCCATCAACAGACGGTTGATACAACTGTCTTTTCTCAAGACCTCTTCAATCTACGCGATTCTTGGCGCTTGCGCTTCCAGTTACACACTTTCGGAACATGACTGACGCACAGGTATCTTTCGCCCGTAGATACATCTTCGCGGCATTCAAGATAGACCGACCTTTTGTGTAGCGGCTCCTTGAAGATCATGATGTCGCCATCTCCATCTTCATACACATAGCCGTTATAGGCCCGATCCAATCCGGGTCTGCGCATCCATCCATATGTCCAGTGCCATCCTGACGAGATGACAGTGTCTTCAAGCGGATTGCGGGAGACTTCCGTATTTGTAGTTTGTGGATTCATTAGATTTCTCTGTCTTCTTTTCTTTTGGAGGAAGGTAGCAAAGCCTAGCGTGGTTGCCACAATAAGCGCCGCGTTCTTTATTCTTCCCACAAAATATGCGGACATTGGCGTCCTCATGGCTGATGATGAAGCGACAAGATTTCGGCTTCAGTTGCAAGAGGGTTACGCCACTGATCGGCTGCTCTTCTATTCTTGGAGGATAGTATATTTTCTCCGTCTTTGGCTTCGGTGTTTCTTTTTTTGCCACCTTAACCCTTGGCGTTTTGGGGCGCTGCGGGGTTACCCTCGCAGGCCTGGACTTGGATGTGTCAATCCCATACGCCTTCAACCTGTGAAGGCGGCCAAGGATTGCATTGCGAGTAGTGCCTAGAACCGCCCCTATCTCGGTTCCAGTCATGTTTTCATTCCACATCTTCAGGATTTTTTCATCCCGCTCTGTGACTTGTTTTCTTGGCATATGCCTCTGCCCTTGGACTACCTGAGTGAAGCCATTCTGATGTACTGATTCTTGTACTTTTCAGCCCGGCGATTGAGCTTAACTTTCCATCCCTTCACTCCGGCGACATGGCATGAGGCCATCTGAGTGTGAGTGCGAACGCCAGACTGAATGCAGGAGGCCATATGGGCCACACCAGCGGAAATGCCGTACTGGCATTCGTTGAGGCGGCGCGGGTCATAGCCCAGGGCCCGTGCGGAGCCAGGCATCACCTGCAACACGCCGCGTGCGTTGCCGTGGCGAGTACGAGGCCCAACGGCTCCGCAGTTAAACGAGGACTCAATCTTTGCCAGCTTCAGGGCAGTAGGCACCCACTGTGAGCCAATCTGGCGCGCAGTCTCCGCAGCCACCATGTCAGCCACCGCCTGCTTCCGCAGATTAGACTGCGTGCGTGCGATGTGGATGCGCGGATGATCCTGCTGCACGCGGACGGTGCGAACGATGCGACGACCGCGCTTGTCGCGAGTAACGACACGCTTGGTGGTATAGCGTGGCGCGGGCGGTGCAAATGTCTCGTAGGACAGAGGCTGCGTCCAGTTTCCGGTGCTCGACCGCTGGAAGAATTCTGCGTGAGACATATCAGTCGCGGCGGCGACTGGCGTGGCCACCACGATGGCGGCAAGAGTGAGCGCATACTTCATAACAACTCCTGTTGCTGGCAGGACCATTATCTCCATCGGTCGTGCGGTTGACGAAACAGCCGATTATAGCGGCCAGCCACGATCTTTCATAGCGACGAGCATGGCTTCTCTCCCTTGTCGGAAAGGGTAACTCTGATTATCGCCAAAAAAACGGCGGCTACCGGCGAACGCTGCCCGGCCAGCAAATCGCGCATCAGTTCCAGCGCATCCCGCAACCGCTCGATCTCGTCGGCGGCTTCACGGAGGAGCGGATCGCCCATGAAGCTATGGGCGTCCCGCAGGCGCGCAGAGAGGTCACTCATCGCTCTTGATCCCGTGCTTGATGACCGCCGCCATGCGGCGCGTCGAGGGCGCTTCAGGCTCCGCGCCTGAAAGCGCAAGTGCAAACGCACGATAGTTGATGCCGTCGATGTGAGAATCAAAGTGATCCATCGAGGTGGCGCGGCGCGCGTCCTTGATGCTCTCCATGATGATTGCAACATCATAGGCCGTGATGTGCTTGTTGAGCTTCAACGTCGCCAACTGCGCGGCGCGGTTAAAATTCTCTTCAATGCCGGAGCCGTACTCCACGCCACGCTCGTTCACGAGAGCCAAGGCGCTCGCCAAGATTTGCTTTATTTCCATTGTCTATCTCCATCTTCAGGGTGTATTTCAATTGATAGCTAGACCATATCGCGCTGCCTTCACAAGTCAACTACCTTCTTGGACGTATTGGCCCTCTTTGGATTTCAAAATGCGGCCCGCGCCGCTCAACGATTGCCTGCGTGTCCTCTAGGTAGCCCGTTCTGTCCTGCTCAATGAACACCTGTACCTTGCCGATATGAGTGGTGTTGAGAATGATTTCACCACGATCCTCCCAGTACATTGTTCCATCGTTGTTTGTGCGCCGATAGAAATTGCGGCATATGACAAAAACGTCTGAGTTAAGCGCCGCGCAGAAAGACACCAACGAATTGGCGGGGTGATCAACAGTCACCTGATGTACCGTGTTCCCTGCCGCGCTGGGCATGTTCATTGTGATCAGAAAGCGCATGTCATTCACCCAATCTTGTAGAATTTGGCCTGCACAATCGGGCAAGCGTACACTTCCTCGTAGTAGTCATGCTTCTTGTTGTAGAACCGAACAACCGACCAGAACTGTCTGGTTTCACGATTGTTGATAACACAAACGCACTTCATGTCCTTGCTGACGATGACATACGACGAAATCTCAGAGCCATATATATCCGCGCTTTTCTTGTTTGCTACAAAAATCACCGTAAACGGCCAGCTTTTAGCCCCTGAGAACGCAGCCGTGTTCTGCAACTTTACGTTCAGTTTTTTTGTTGTGCCATCCTTCGTGATGTGGATGTCGCCATCATCACGATAGTCTTCCGGGTTTCCATCCTTGGGGCAAAGAACCATCTTCGGGATCAGAACATCATATCCGTTATCCCAGGCCCACCGCGCCACTGCAAAGACACTGTCTTTTGACAGGCTAAAGTAGTGCGCAAAATCTTCATGTGTCCTCGCCACCGCCGTCTCTCCTGACAACTGTTCCATCCATCTTACGCTTCCACTTTGAAAACCGACCGCCTGGTAGCGGGTTTTTGGACCTCTTTGCGCCGATGTGCGCGTGATGTTTGCGCTTCACTCGTGCGATGAGGGGAACATCCACCTCGCTAGTATGACGACGATGACACTTACGATGGGCAACCATCCAATTGCTAGGATCGTCAGCGCCACCTGCCTCAAGCGGTATATCATGGCTAACATCCCAGTCTTCCCCCGGCAGGACCTTCATTTGACACAGGTGGCAGACACCTCCATGACGCATGAAGATGTCTGCTCGCATTTTTGTCGTGATGCGTACCCGTTTCATTGCGGACGAATATCTTCTTCGTAATGTTCTGCGATTAACACAGACCCATTCAGAAGCATGGTTGCGGCAACAGTTGCCAATTTTTTTTGAGCGGCCATTTCTGTTGGCGCACATGCGGTGATTAAGTTCGTTATAAACACCGATAGCGCAGAAATAATAAAAATAGGATTCTGACCACCAAATGTATCCGCAAGCTTGTCAAAAACTTCGTCGTATTCCTCTTCCGTTTCCGTAAGGTTTTCCATATCTACCTCCTATCACAGTTTCATTTCAGCCCGGCGTGTCGCCTCATGCGACTGCATTTCGCTGAACTTCATGCGAATGTATTCCAACTGCACTTTCAGCAAAGACGCTTGCTGACGCGCATCAACCATTGACTTGATGTAGTCTCTCCACGTTTGAGATGCTTTGACGTTCATCTCAGCCCGGCTCACAGGCATGTCGCCCTGTTCAGCCATCATCTGGGCCAGAAACCCAGACTTACTCTCTTCCAGCAAGGATGCTGCGGCATCAGCCTCCACCCATCGCTTGGCGACGATCCGGTATTGCTCTGACAGTGGGATGTTTGGGTTATCTATCATTTTCCACCGGATGGATGTCAAATCTGAATCCAGCACCATCACAATCTTCTGTCGGGCACCACCAAAGCGGCGTGTTGTTCAAGGTTACTATGCCCTCCTTATGGCCATAAAACATTTTGGAGCTTTGATATTGCTCTCCGCAGTGCCAACATTTGCACAAGACAGATTGCTCAGGGGGACCTAAACTGTCTTTCTTGGCTCTTTGCGAAGTCGGACTGAGCTTTTTTGTTTTGGTGGGAATTTTTTCCATGACCGCTACCCTCCATTCTTAGAACGGGATGTCATCGTCAATCGGAGCCGACTTGGTTTCGCTGCTCTCTTGCTTCGGAGTCTTTTCGCGAACGGCGACCGAGTACCAAGGGTTGCCGTTCTTGTCGATCTTGCGCCAGCCGTTGAGCCAGTAGGTCTTTCCATCGACCATGATTTCGCCGGTCATATCGGCGTGCGTATCCTTCTCCTTGCGCGAGTTCTTGAACATCGACCCGGAGTTATTCCTAAGTTCATACGCCATGCTCTTTGCCTTTCTCTCTTGGCACCAAAGCCCCTTGTTTAGGAAGCTTCAAGGTTTTCTGATATGCGCCTTTGCACACTTTGGAACAGAAGATGTAGCTGCGTTTCTTTGGGATAGCACCGCACCAGCGACATGGGGCCTTTTTATGAACCGATGTTCCATTGGCGCGGCATTCCATGCTGCAATAGAGCCGTGGCCCTCGGATTGTTGACGTTTGCGAAGGGTACAGGAAGAAAGTCTTCCTGCACGCCTTGCAAACCATCTCGACCATCATTCTTCGGGCAGCTTGTACTGGATCGCGAAGATGGCGTCGTCCAGTGCGATATTGTAGCCATTACGCGCAGACTTCTCGCTTTCGGAAGTCACCTCCTCCACCCAGCGCAATTTCTCAATCGCTTTCACGCACTGGGCAATCAACTCAGCGCGGATTGCTTCTTCGGTATTCTTCATATCAACCTCCGATATTAGCTGCGCGGCTCTTCAACGCCGCAATCTTCTCGTCCATCTCGTTGAGGAACTTGACGACCTCGGCCTCAAGTTCCGCGATGGTTTCCTCATCGCGATTCACGCGCCGCACGGCATATTGCATGTCGTCAGGCATACGCGGGTCAAAGCTTACGAAATCCACCCACTTGCGCCCCGTACAGGCCATCTGCCACTGCATCTGCGACCAGTATTTGGATGGCGAGGCCGGGTCCAAGAAATACTCGATGTGGGTGGCCGTATTCGGACACTTCACCTCCAGCATCCCATCAGGGCCGATAAGCCCATCAGGACTGCACCCGGCAGCCGCAATGGTCGGATGGGGGACGAACCCAACTTCATCCACTAACGCCCCTTGCCGGACCTCATACGCGGCCCGCGCCAGTGGCTCGGTGTTCGTCCCCCAAATCATGGATTCGTTCTGATACCGTTCGGTGGGAAGGCCCGTCAGGCGCTCCACGATCAGTTCGGCCATGTAGTTGGCGCGGCTGGCGCCGTAGCCCGAACGGGTCTTGGCTGTGACATCCGCTACGCGCGATGCTGTCACCCTGCCAAGCCGAGCGGCATACCACTCAGGAGTGCGCTGTTCCATGTTCAGCCCTCCTTCGTCGTGGCTGCGTCAGTTTCCTGACCAAGCTGCTTGATGCGAAGCTTGTCTTCTGCCGGGACAGCCGCACGCAGATCGTTGGACAGGCCAGACCACCAATCAGTAGCGCCCTGCGAACCTGACTTCTTGGCGGCAGCCTCTCCAGACGCAATCGCCGCTTTGACCAGCTTGGGATCAGCAGTCTTTTCAGGCTTGGGCGCCGGGGCCGGACCCTTCTCCACGGCGGCATTGCCATCGTCGTCGTCGGCAGCAAGGCACAGCAGCGACATGAGGCCGTAGCGACGAGCATAGGTGATGCCGGAGCCGATGCCGTGCGCGTCATTCTTGCTGACAGGCATGAACAAAGACTCAGACATGTACTCGCCGGATTTGTGCAGGATCATCGTCTCGACCTCGACGCCGCCCGCGACCGTGCGCGGAAACTGCATCACAGACAGATCGTTGACCGCAAGCGGTTCGCGGATCACTGCACGCACAGCAGCAAGATCAGCGTACTTGCTGCGGAAGGCCGGGTTGATGCCGGTCTTGGTGGCATCTTCAATTTCACCCTGCGCCTTGGCGAGGGCGGTAGCGATAGCTGTAATCGTGTCAGACATTTTCATGATTGTTCTCCTTAGTCGAGGTCAGCGCATTTGCGGGTGATCTTGTCTTCCCACCTGTGATCGTTGTTGATTTCCTTGCTCAGCGTATCAAAGAGCCAGTCGCCCTTTCGGTAGGTGATCCCCCCCTCCTCGCCAAAGTTCGTCGCGTACAGGGAGTCGATGTACCACTCGCCGTCGATGTCGTTGGTCCGGTCCACAGCGATGGACAGGAAGGCGTTGTAGATGACAAGGCCGGGAACGGTTTTGAAAGCGTACTCGTCTAGCTCAATCTCGGTATCTTGGAGGTAGTAGGACATATCTGTCTCCGGTGGCCGTAGCAGGCTTTGACTTTCTAAATGCGCTCAGTTAAGAAGTCAACACCCAAATCAACAAAGGTGTTCGCCGTGAGATATGACCGTGACCCCGTCCTAATCGAGGTTTTTCGCGCTATGGGCAGTGCTACCGCCCTGGCGAAGGCCCTGGGCGTGACCCGCGCTGCCGTCAGCCGCTGGGAGCGCCTGCCCCTCCGTCACTTGGGAACTGTGTCCAAGCTGACGAACATTCCGCGCCAGAAGCTGAGGCCCGATCTTTATGACGCCGAATCAAATGCTGAAGCTGCTGCGTAGCGGCCAAGATACGGCTCAGATCGCCCGCAGCCTGCATATGCCGGAGGCGCCGGTCGCGTCGGCCATTCATCTGGCGCGGGAGGAGGAATACCGTGCAAAGAATCCGCATCGTCCTACCTTTTCCGCCGAGCGTGAACCGCTTGTGGCGCACTACCGCCGCTGGAGGAATGTACAGATCGCCCAAGTATGTAGCGTGGCGAAAGCAGGCTCTATGGAACGCGCAGGTGCAGGCAAAGGGAAAGCAGGTCAAAGGTCCGTATAAGCTGACGGTCTTTGTCGTGCGGCCTGACAAGCGCAAGCGCGACCTCGACAACCTGTTCAAAGCGGCCAGCGATGTTCTGGTCGAGATGCAGGTCATCGAGGGCGATCACCTGTGTGAATGGGTTGAGGCTCGGTGGGTTGAGAGTGGCCCGGAATGTGAGGTCATCGTGGAGTCTATGGATGGGCAAGCGGTCTGAGTTTGAACGCAAGAAGCTTGACTATTATCCGACACCCAGATCAGCCGTCCTGCCGCTCCTTCCTCATCTCGCACCGGGAACTTGTTATTGTGAGCCCTGCGCGGGAGAGGGCGTCTTGATGGGCCATCTTGATCTGGAGGGCTTCACTTGCGTCTCAGCCTTTGATGTGATGCCGCTGCGCAGCGACATCCGCCAACATGATGCGTCATGGATCACCAGGGCTGACCTTAACGGCGCGGATTGCGTCATCACGAACCCGCCGTGGGACCGGGCGCCGCTGCACCAAATCATTGAGCGGTGCGCCACGCTGGTCCCGACATGGCTGCTGTTTGACGCGGATTGGATGCACACCGCTCAAGCCGCGCCATACTTGCAAATCTGTCGCAAGATCGTGAGCGTTGGCCGGGTCAAATGGATCGCAGAAAGCGCCAATACCGGCAAGGATAATTGCTGCTGGTATTTGTTTAACGCCAAATCGTCCGAACCGACAATTTTTGTGGGGCGCAAATGAAAATATCGCTGGACGAACAAATTACCGCCGTTGAAACCGAATACGTCAACTTGCGCGGAAGCATTGAAATCGTTGAGGAATTGGTCAAAATGGGGAAAAGGAACGAATCCGAATTACCGATTAAAAAAGCCAGGCTCGTAAATTTAGAGGCGGCAATTAAATCGTTGAAATGGCTGCGAGCTAATTCGGACAGGATTAAATCGTCGTTGGCGCAAGGTTTGCCATCGGCAGATTGATCAGCT